GTGGAAGAATCTCTTTTGGTCTTAACTCTGGCGAGTAGGGTTTCTAAAGGGATATTTGGTCGGTAGACCTTGAAGTCAAGATAGACGCAATGAGCATATGCTTGTATCTCATCAAACTCTGAAAGATATTTTCTCTCTGCATCTTTTAGGGAATGACCAACTTTTTTATGTGGAAGGATATAATTACTGTACTCGTCGTTGCGACGATCGTACTGCATGAAGTGAATCATCTCATGCATAAGGGTCTGGATGACGCGATACTTAAACTTATCCCAGTTCTTCTGTTCAAAGGGGTGTTTATTAAAATCCAATGAATAGATATGGATTGAACATTGACGGTCATCTGGAGAATATTCACCACCAACGTAAACGTATTTTGTTGCACGTTTATTTTGTAGTGGTCTGAATTCTACTTTAGTTCTCCACTTCTTAAAGTAGTTGGAGAGACCGACTGAGTCATTTTTATACTCGTCTAGGTCTCTCCATATTTTTGATGGGTTGAGTTTAGCTCGGAATGGTCGCTCATAGAAATTGAGCAATTCCATCCAGTCAAAGTTAGATTGTTCTAGGAAATTCATATAACCTCCTAGAAAGTCTAAACCTTACCCTAATTGCCCTTCTAGGAAGGCTAAGACTTTCGCTTGTTCCTCTAAGTTAGTATTAGCAAACTCAGTAATATAAGACATCAAGTCAAAATTTGATAACAGGTTACTATATTTAGTTTCCCGACCTCTTAGGAATTGTTCGGACTGGTCTGACCCACGATCTTTATATCGTTGTTCCAGAAGGTCTTTTGGAGCAGTCAGAAAGATGATATGAAGTTCAGTATCTGGGAGACCCATAGCGAACTCTAGGAAAGACTGATTGAAGATTCGGTCACCTTCAAAGAGAACGTTGCAGTTATGGTTTGCAATCCATTCCTGCATAGCTGGCTGGACTGCCATAGAAAGACGATCGGTTCCAGCGAATACTTCACCTTCTTCATACTTACCGAGGATGTATAGATCGCGTTCAGTATTATACATGGCTGAAACTAGCTTGGCTGGCTCAACTGGCTGGAATACTTTACTTTCCATATACTTACGAAACAGAGTAGTTTTACCAGTTCCTGGGCTACCACCAACAGCAATAAGTTTTCTCACTTTTTTCTCCGCTCTAATAAGTTGGATATTAATCTCGTCGTTAGCTTTAATTCGTTCAATAAACATTTTGTAGCAACTCTTTCAGTTCTTCATCAGTGAATACCCAAACACGACCAATAAAATGATGAACGTCAGCATCTTTATCGTGCTTCTTTTTGAACATAACCTTCTTAGCAATATCACGTGCTAGATTCTTGGCAATGTTCTCTTTAATTTCAGAGGCATAGTCAGGGGCAACCTCTTGTAGTTTTAATAGTTCTTGCGCTGTTACTTTATGATCAACAGCGATACGATTGAGGCTATGCTCATCCATAATCTGGTCTACAGTTGGTCTAATCCTGCTGGCACCAGAAAGAACGCCAACAGTATTAGATGAGGTTGTAATATTGGCAGCTGACCAACTATCGACACCACTGTTATTAATACCAATTGGCGAAAGACCATTAGGTGTTACAACGGAATAAGTACCTTCATCGTTTTTCATAACAGAGCCAACAATATCCATATAATCACTTGTAATATTAATTCCATCTGGGTTCATGTAAACATCTCCAATCCCATTAAGGGTTTTTCTTCATCTTCAAACATCCACTCTAAGTTATCTATTTTACCTGAATTAAGGAAATAAGTAAACTTTTCTTTATCAATTCCATTCTTGTGATCTAATCGAAGGTCAATGGTTTCGTTACGAGATTGCCACATAACATTCCAATCAATACCATACCATCCATCACCTTCGGCTTTGATAATCTCTTCAGCTTGACGGTCTAGGTAATAACCAAGATAACGACCGTGTTTTGCTCTAAAGATTTTCTTGAAAGAACAAAGGCAGGTTTCCATAGTAAAGAAGTCAATCTGATTTGCTAGTTCAGGAAACCTGTCTAGCATTTCAACCCTGATTCCCTCGCCAAATGCTTCAAGGTCTCCATACTCGCTTCCAGTGAGTTTTCGATCAACATCGTTATCACGCCCAGCGGCAAGAAGTAATCCATTACGATGAGAACGGGAACCATCATAATCATCCAACATAAGAGAAGAAGGCTCAATGTCAATACCAGCAGTGTGCTTAAGATGCTGCATATAGAACCAAGTAGAATAACGACCAAACTTATGAAGCCTTGACTTAAGAACGCTCCACAGAGCATCAAAGTTTTCTTTAGCATCACCGACGTAGTACGATTCGAGTGTTTCACGTTGAGTCTTCTTTCCAATAAAGTTTTGATACGATTCAAACATTGCTGGAAGATGACCCTTGTTCCATTTCGTATCAGTCTGGTAACGGAGTCGTTTGTAGTTGGTTGTATTCCATTGAGTGATACGATCTACCGTGGCAAGTTCGTAGTCAGGGAATTCGTTCTTAAGAACCCAAGCAGTTGGCAGTTGATATGTGTTACCATACAACCAAGCGAACCAAATACGTTCTTCATCATTATGTTCATAACGCTTATGAAGATAGTTTGTAGCCCAGACCGCTGGGTCACAGTCATCGTATTTCATTGACCATGCGTACCAGCGGATGAAGGCTTCTCTTCTGTTTTCTTTTAGTCTGTAATCCATCACACCTTAATCTTAGTTTGTTTCTTGAACGAGTCCAAGAGAACGTATTTAATTTTACAGTTTGGGTGAACACGGTTCAATGCTGCTTTGAGTTTAGCTTCAGAATCTTGCCATGCTTCATACTCACTTAAACCACCATGGTGAACAACAAGAACACCACTCCACGTATTGAGACCACCCATCTTATTTAAAATACCGCCAATGCCAGAGTTATATACTGATCCAGACGTCACGCTAATAACAGCAAGAGTTGGGTCTTTTTGTTGGATAGGTTTAATAAGAGCGTCAAGGTCTTTCTTGGAGTACACTTGGAAGTTAAGATCGGCAATTGCCTTTTCTGTACGAACTCGTTTGATCGCTTTATTAAGATTGGCAACAATCACTTGATTAGACCAAAGACCATAAAACGCAGTCAAACAAGTTTGTTTAAATTTTTCACTGCGGAAGATAGTATGCTCAGCATCATCTAATTCTGCGAGGTTACGAGTGTACAAGTTAATCACAGCACGTTGGCAGTCTTCAGCTTTATTACCCTGTTTCATCTTAGGGTTATGATTAGCAAGGATACCAAACTGATCAATGTTGGACTGCTTATCACCAAACAGGCTTGAGTTCAAAAAGATAACAGGGGCAGTTACCCAACCAGCGTCTTGAACTGCGCCAGAAGTATGGTTACCATCAATAATCCAACGGACGCCATACTTATCAACAAGAACAATAATTGGAGAAATATGCTTGCGTGCTTCAGTAGGGTTATCTCTCATGAACGCAGCAATATCAGAACGATGCTTGGGGTTATACATCATCAATCGTACTTGGTTCTGCTTGTACTTAGCGATTTCACTAACTGGGATTTCTATGATTTGATATTTACCTTCTTTGACGTTTGTCAGAATTTCTGAAACCATCACATTATCAACAAGGTCATAGATGTCATATTTTTCCACTGGATCTATACCATTGATCCAGTCAATACCAACTTTGGCTTCTTCGTCAGTTATGGTATTGTAATCGCGAATGCCTGCGCCACCACCATTTGACTTGTTATAGAACTTATCGTTACGACGAGCATCTGCGTGTTTAAGAAGTTTGCGCTCCATTGTGATGGCGTCTGAAGAAGTGCCACGGAAAAGAATAGAACGGTGTAAAAGACCAAGTGAACGGTCAGCCTTCATCTCTGGGTCTTCTGATGAAGTAACATATCCATCATGAATCTCTGAGCTCTTGCGATAACCGATATACATCTTACCGCTGTCGACGTTTCTCCAACCATAAACAAACGCTTCAAATGGAACTGTCATAATAAAATCCTTTTCAAGTCTATACATATATTATACTATATTCTTGAATAAAAGTAAATACCCTCAAAACCCTTCTAGAGTCAGGGGTTGCTGGGTCGTAACTAGGTCAAAAACCTCTACACACCCACCTTTTCCCTTTTTATGGATCGATCCGTTGATCATCTGGTCTGTATAGTCGTAGTCTCCCTCGAAGAAGGTATCGCCATCAATTCGGAAAATACTCAGCT